GAAAGAACACATCACAAATAATACTCATAAAGACTTATATAATGACATTAACAACCTAGGTACAAGTAGATTTAATATAAGTGTATTAGAGGAAACAACAACTGATAGGTTAGAAGAACGTAAGGACTATTATATTAGTAAACTGGGTAGTCAATATAATGATCGTGAGGTAGCGGAGAAGATAATAATAAAGAATAGGGATAAGACTAAAGAGTGGGTCAACAATATAAAGAAGAGTATTAATAAGAAGGTAGCATCAGGAGAGAAATGGGGATTTATGTGTGAAGAACATAGGGGCGATGGCACACACATGAAACAGAAGATAGAGGGAACTAATATAAAGACTGGAGAGATAAAGATATGGAATAGTATAAGTGATGCTGCCCTTGATGTTGCAGGTGATAAGAAAAGAAATGGTAATATTGTACTCGCTGCTCGTAATGGATGGGAAGCATATGGATATACATGGCGAAAGATAGGTAAGAACCTACACAAACGTAAGATATATGGTGTACATAAGTCTAATGGTCGTAAGACTCAAATATATGAATCGATTAGTGCTGCCGAACGTACTATCAATGGTAAACGTGGCGGTGGTATTCGTAAGTCGTTATTATATCCTGGTAAAAGGACTTGGAAAGGTTATTATTGGTATTATGCTGACTGATTATAATAGTTCTGACTCGCCTGGTGGATTATCAGGTGCAACAAGGTGACCTGCAAGGTGATGATCTGTCCACATGTTGTGTATCCATCCTGTAACAATATACTTATTTCCCTCTAATACCATGTTACCCTTATGTTGATGTGTCCATTGTGCTGGCCATATCACAATAGTACCTGGTTCAGGTGTTAGTCTTCTCTTTTGATATAAGAACTCTGTTTCTCCTCCCTTAAAATCATTATTGAGATATAACATCCATACTAATGATCGGTCAGCATGTTGTACACTCTCTCCTAATTCATCGTGCCAAACATGGTATCCACCACCTGGTGGTGTCTTTTGTACCTTATTGAAATTACTGTAGAATGACTTATGACGTAGTGAACCGTACTGTGCAATATATTCCTCAACTGCATGGTACAGATAATCTGTGATTAATGATACAGAACATATACATCCTTCTTCTCTGATTGATGGATCATATGATGTACTGGTACAATAGTCATCAATATGAATGAGGTTATATGCCCGATCCATTCTTCCACCACTTGCATTCTTAAATTGCATCTTCCCGTCCATGAGGATATCCCCGTGTCCGTTTTCCTTCCACTCCTCATGTAGTCTCTGGACTTCATCATTATGTAAACATGCCTGATCCAGAAATTCAAACTTCTTGATTATTTGATCACAATTGCTCTTGGGGAATACATTGTGGTATATTGAAATAAAGTCATCACCATGTTCGATGAAATCTTCGTTTACTCCTTTCATAATGTTTTCAGATTGTATAGTATTATTTAGAATGCTTTTATAAGGAACTGCATTCTCATTCCTTGTTGAATTGGATTAGTACTGTGTGTATGTGAACTGGGGCTATTCTCACCTGCATTACCCATATTATATGAGAAGTTAGTACGAGGACCCATACCTAGACCACTACCTGCGTCTCTTGGACCATAACTTGTATTACCAGGACGAGAGCATGGTTGGTAATTTCCCCTCCACCAACTACGTGATGGGCATGGTGAACGTGTCCATCTTCTCCATCTTCCTCTTCGGATCAGGATTTGATATGACATACATGCTCGTCCATCCCAACAACGTGGGTTATTAACAATTGCTCCCCAATGGTTTGGTTGTCTGGTGACGTTTACATTGTTGGTCAGATTATAATTCTGTCGTGGTAAGTTATGACGATGACGTGGCCACTGTGATGCATTTAATGCTGTATTACCAAATGCAGATGTTGTACTACCACCTCTACTGCCCAGTGTCTCATTATTTCTTGCAACAACAACATCATCAGGACTCATATTTGGTACGGTGAATGTACCAGTACCATTTAAATCACCATATGGGTAAGTGTCAGTTGCTTCATACTGTCCAGACACAACAGATGCAAGACCACGTAAACGTGTGTTAGATACACCCGTGACTGTGTATGTTGTCCCGTCACACTGCAAATATCCATTTGGAGTGGAATTACCTGCCCATGTTATGATTGTACCAATAGCAGTATGATCGTTTTTAAATTGATTGTATCTTAATGACATGTTATGCTGACTGTATGTAATAATTTAAGAAGATACTTGGTTGTAACGTTGATGCTTCACTATGACTATGACCATCTGTTGCAGGTGCCTGAAAACCACTTTCTGCACTTGGTCGGAAACTTCTATTATAACTTGGAATATATGATGCAACCTGAACCTGACCTGAAGAACTGTGATTATTTACATTGATTTCATATGCATAACCTGTGTTGGCATTGATACCATGAGTATGTGATGGTACTTCACCACTGTTCAAGGTATGTGCGTCCATATTCATGTTTGCTGATCCAGTTTGTTGTGCCATGTTCGCTGCAGAACTCATGTTCGGTGCACCTCTAAGTGTTCGTCCTCTTAAATCTGGTACTTTGAATGTAAATGTACTACCAGGAAGATCGGTGACATTCTGAACATACTGATCACCACCATAGACATTGCTTATTGTTCTATGTAGTCTTCTATATTGGAAAGCATTTAGAGATTGTCCATCACATAGGATATACTTATTTGTAAATCCTGTTGGAATACTGGAAACCAGAACGATAGTTCCGATCCTACCACCCTTTGACTTTCCTTTGAAATAGTTTTGTGCGATTCCCATGGTTCAGTTCCAGTTATCGTCCTTGACGGTATACTTGTATTTAATAATGTATTTGGTTGTCAAATCTAATTGACGATTTGCACCTGATCCACTTACATTATGTTGATGCTGATTACCTGATCCGCCAGATCCACCAGTACTATTTGAATTGTATATTGTTCTTCTATTGAATCCTGTAAACTGTTTCCAGTTTCTACTACCACTACCTGTTCGATATTGGTTATTGGCACGGTTCATGTTGGTAGAGGTGTTAGTATTACCACTGAATCCAACACTATGATTATGAATCGGTAAGTGACTATTACTCAAATTTGCCTGTGACGTAGTAGCAGGATCACTACCAAACGTCTGACCTTGATTTCCCAATGCACCACCACGTCCTAATAATCTATCTTGTAGATTAGGAACTCTAAAATGATTAGTTGTTTCACCACCAGTATTATATGTTGTACCAATTTCCTGATACAACTGCCAGTACTCATCATATCCACTGGCACCAGGACCAGGATACTCCCCACCATTACACAACAACCATCCACTTGGAGCACCAGTTTCCCTGTTTGGCCATGGCATGATGGTTCCTACTTTATTACTGTCTTTAAATCTATCAAGAAATAATGGCACTTGACCTTTTTATAACATGCTACTTTGTATTTAGCATCATTGTGGATCCAAATATCTGTGTTGTTGTGACTTATATGCACCATAACTCAATTCATCAGGGTTAGTATCATCTTGCTTACTTACTCTCCTCCTAATAAATTCTAACTCATGCCAACAATCCTCATAACAACATATACAAACATGGATACGTTTATGCATAAACTTCGATAGATCACACTGTGGTCTTGGTTTAGTTGCTATCTCAATTGTGATGTAGTTTGATACTGGAACCCATGAATTTTTAATTCTCTTCTCATTATCATCGGGTGTTCCTTTATAATATACCCATCCCTCATGAACCATGCCGAGTGCAGTAGTCCACTTAACATAATCGTTGACCTTAGGAACGTAATTCATCGAACCACATAATTTTTAGTTGCTTCAGATTGATCATTCCATGATTTTGCAAAGTCTCTTACATATGGTTTCAACATTAAATTGAATACAACTACTGTCCTAGGTTTTACACTTCTATTTTGAGTTGTGAAATGTAATACATTACCAGGAATCACCACAATATCACCTTCTCTGACACGAGGATTATAATGAAATGTCATACCCTCAGGAGATTTATAAGGAGATATGATTGATACTGGGTCATGTGTTTCTTCATCATATTCTGCATATAGAATACATGAGAACAATTCATGTCCGTGGTCATGTGGTAAATGTTGATGAAAAGTCTGTGCCTGTTCAATCCATGCACTTGTAACTAACATCCCATGCTGTGACTCATCATAATAGATGTCTTTGTCTCCATTATAAGGAAAGTCTTGTATGTATCCCTCTGAGTTTTCATAGGTATCCATCATATAGTCAAAGAATGACTTGGATATTAATTCAATCTCCTTGGCAAAGAAGTTAGTAAATGTCTTACACTTCCAATAGTGGTAACCTTCATCTTGATTATAAAAATCTGTGGGAGTATTATAGTCAGTATTACTTTGAAGATCTAACTTACCATCAAAAAGGTCTTTCAACTTCTCCATTCTCTCCCCAAAGTTTTCCATCGGGAATACCATGTGAGGTACAGAAAATGGAAGTATGGGTTTCATCCTTGCTCCTGATCCTTGAGTTCCCTTACCTTTACCCCAAAATTCCTCAGGTAAATTACCAACGGATTTATCCTTAAAAAACTCCTTAGCAATAGGTTTCTTTTCAGTCATTTTGTGTTAGTTCCCTCAGTTGTTGCATCATGTCCAGTGATTCATTTTCTAACAGCATAGAATCAATTGCTGCTTTGACTTCAAGTAAGTCCTCTTGAGTCATACTAAAATTTACAGACAAATGTTGATCAGTAAGGGTCACACTAAAGACCTCATACTGATCAACATATCTACCAGATACTTTGATTTTACTGCTCATTAGTCAAATACGGCGGTCACTCCAGTAACAGTAGCACCAGGATTTCGTGCGAGTGCAACGTTTTTTGCGTCCTGATAGTCGCGAGCAATTACTCTTTCTTCAAAGATAGTACCTGCTTTAAAAAGTGTGACTTTAACTTTCATAGTAATTTATGTAGCAAAGGAAAGATAGAAGTGTAATTCATCAACAGTAATTTCTACTTTTGATGCTATTTGTTCATAGGTGTATGAACCCTCGGTCATCATATCATCAACAGTTTGTTTGAACTGAGGTGAATAGTTGCCAGTTAGAATTTTGGTTCTATACTCCATGTCATGGAGTAGTTGTTTCATTCTTGCCATTATTTGTTGTCCTCATTATATGGTGAACTGAAGTATTTTCTGTTGGCAACATATAATACTCCTAATGCTGTGAAGATGCCGAAGAACCCAATGATAAGAATTGGTGATTGTGGGAAGTCATATGTTGGAATGACTGAATGAAATTGTTGCATGTTTCTTTGTTTTACTTATCTTTATTGTATAAGGTCTAGGATGTTAATGGTGGGTTCTTGTGCCACTTCCTGAACTGGGTGATAATTTTGTATTCTCTCCTGAATTAGGTTACCATAGTCTTCGTGTAGTTCACATCCAGTATAATATCTGCCTAGTGACTTCGCAACCATCGCACTTGTTCCTGATCCCATGAATGGATCAAGGATTGTATCTCCAACTTCACTACCTGCTAGTATGCATGGTTCAATTAGTTCAGGTGGAAATACAGCGAAGTGTGCTCCTTTATAAGGTTTCTTTGTTACTGACCAAACAGACCGTTTGTTTTTTGTAGGATAAGACTTGGTAAGCCCACTATGAGGAGCCAAGCCACTACCAGGATTGTGGTACTTGCCATTTGTGCGATCTCTTGTTCCCCAATCTTTTGCTGGTTCTTTGATTGCTTCATTATCATAGAAATAGTTTTTGCTTTTACTTAATAAAAATATGTACTCATGTGCTTTTGTACATCTATCTTTCACACTCTCTGGCATGGGGTTAGGTTTATGCCATATTATATCTTGTCTCAGATACCATCCGTCTGCTCTCAATGCAAATGCTAACATCCAAGGGATACCGATTAAATCCTTACTCTTTAATCCTTTTAACTTATTACCTCTTACTGGTGTATTCTGTGGTAAATCCTGTCTTGTTTTTGATACTGTCTGTTTTGGATAGTTACCATCGGATCTGTAATTATAATATGAGTCACCAATATTCAACCATAGTGTACCATCATCAGTTAATACATCGCGTACTAGTCGGAATACCTCCACCATTTGTTTTACATACTCTTCTGGTGACTCTTCTTGCCCTATTTGGTTTTTCTCTCCTCCATAGTCTCTTAGACCATAATATGGGGGGGATGTAACACACATGCGAGCACTTGAATTTGTTAGATTCTTAAGTGTTTCACGACAGTCTCCAAATAAGATTGTATCTTTCATCCTTAATCCTTGATTAAAAAGTGTTTTTTGATCACTGATACCTGATCTTCATACTTAGCGATCATGTTTAGTTCCTGTTCTATTGCTTCCATCACATCAGGATGCTCACCAATACCAACAGGATTACTTAAATACACTTCTACATTCATTTTATGCTTTTGAATGTCTCCTTGAGCATGAGCAAGGAGTGCTGAAATAATTTGATTTCTCATTTGTCTAAGACCTCTATGTGTGATTTGAACATTGCTGGAGTTTGGAACCAGATTAAGTTTGCTTGTTCCCACTCATCTACAATAACTGGATCTGCACCAGTGAATACAACTTTATACCTATGTCTGTCGTAAGGTGTTTCGCTTGTACATGTAAAGTGCTTCGGCAATTTCTTTTTCTCCGTCTTTCCATGTGAGAATGACTTGTTGTTCTTTTTTCCCATAACTGTTTTTTACCCTCGTGTGTGTTACATCTGCGTCAAGGTATTTGATAACCTCTATCAGGTTGTTTATGGCAACAATTTTGTCTGCCTGTTCTTGTGTAATAGCCATTAATCGTCAGGTTCTATACCA